AAGGCAGTAAAAGAAACAAAGAAAGATTTTGCTGATTTGCCTGGACCAATCGGAGGAGTAGTTAACGCCTTAAAAGATACTGCTAAAGCTATGTGGACTTTAGTAGCCAATCCAATCGGAGCAGTATTAGCTGCAATAGCTGGAACTTTACTTTTATTATTTAAAGCATTCACATCTACAAATGATGGCGCAGACAGATTTGACCAAGCAATGGCTGGGTTAAAGACTGGGTTAGATGTAGTAATGAATTCATTGGCTAAGGTAGCTGAGTTATTGATTGGGATGTTTGAGAATCCAAAACAAGCACTAACTGATTTTGCTAATTTAATCCAAGAAAATATTACTAATCGTTTTGAAGGTTTAATAGAGTTAGTCCCAGCTTTAGGACAAGCTATTGGATTATTATTTGAGGGAAAGTTTTCTGAGGCTGGACAAGTAGCAGCGGATGCAGTCGGCAAAGTTACTTTAGGAGTAGAAGGTATTACTGAGAAAGTAGGTAATGCAATTAATGAAGTCAGCAAAGTAGCAGCAGAAGCGACTAAGGCAGCGAAAGAATCTGCAAGGATTGAAGCTATTTTACAAGGCGTAGAGGATGCTGAAAGAGGGCTACGAATAGAAAGAAGCAAACAAGCTAAACAAACGGCAGCAGCGAGATTAATGATGGAGGATGAGAACGCTACTTTTGATGAGAGGATTAAAGCACTCCAAGAAGTCGCAGCATCTGAAGAAAGTTTAGCAGCAAAAGAATTAGTTATAGCTAAACAAAAAGCTAACGCAATAAAAGAAAGAAACAAGTTAACATCTGCAAGTGATGAGGCATTAGCACAAGAGGCTGAAGCTATCGCAAGAGTTAACGAGTTAGAGGCTGAGTCAATAATGCGTAGGCGAAAAGTAGTTAAGTCAATTGAGTCTTTAAACAAAGAAAAAGTCGCATCTGAATTAGCTGCTCAGAAAGAAATAGATGACGCAAAGAAGGCTGAGATTGATAGAGCGAATAAAGAATTTGAGGATAGCAATAAAGCGACAGAAGACTATTATAAAAAGCAACAAACACTACTCTACGAAAACAATCTTACTCAGGACCAAATACGCAAACAGCAACAACAATTAGAACTACAAGAGCTTGAACAAAAACTTCAAACGGCTAAGGACTACGGACAATCTACAACAGCTTTAGAGGCAGAGATTGCTAAGAAAAAATATGATATTAATAAAGAGAATGCCGATGCTACACAAAAACTTGAAAATGAAACAAGATCTAACAGGGAGAAAGCTTTAGAATCTTATTCTAATTCGTTAAAAACTTTTGCAAGTGTATTAGGAGAAAGTACAGCAGAAGGAAAAGCCTTAGCAGTAGCAGCCGCAACAATTGACACTTACTTAGGAGCAGTTAAAGCATACAATACACAGTTAACGCCTGGCGACCCTACCTCACCATTTAGAGGAGCTTTGGCAGCAGCAGCAGTAGTGGCAGCAGGTATAGCGAATGTCAATAAGATTTTAGCAGTTCAAGTACCAGGCGGAGGCGGTGGAGGTTCTGCGAGTATGTCAGCTCCACCAATGACAAGACCAGCAAGTTCATTCACGAGAATTGACAACACGAATCCGATTGATGTAAACAATACTGGTGCAACAAAAGTATATGTGACTGAAACCGATATTACGAATACACAAAATAAAGTAGATGCCATCAAGGCTAAGGCAGTAATAGGTTAAAACTTATATAAAAAAAACTATCTAAATATATGGCTAAACTTCCTTTATACGAGCTACTCATTAACGAAGACGAAGAGACTGGAGTAGACTTTATTGCTTTAGTAGATTCCCCTGCTATTGAATATGATTGGGTAGCTTTTGAAAGTCAATTTGAGACATACAGCGACTATCCGAAAGCAGCGAGTGAGAACGCAAAAAGAGCGATTGAATTAAAAGAAAAATACAACTTAGACTGCGGCACTCAAGTAGGATGGGTAAGAGCTTCTCAATTAGCAAACGGAGAGAACCTTAGTAGAGAAACGATTGCGAGAATGTCAGGTTTTGAAAGGCACAGAGAGAACTCTAAAGGCGACCCAAAAGAGGACTGCGGAGCTTTAATGTGGCTTGCTTGGGGAGGCGATGAAGGGATAGAATGGGCAAGTAGAAAACTAAAACAGATTGACGAATTCGTAGTAGAACCTAAGGCTGGAGAAGACAAGAACGAGTTTATTAGTAGATGCATTTCTATTGAGGTAGGTAACGGAATAGAGCAAGAACAAGCTGCTGCTATTTGTTACACTAAGTGGGAAAAGAAAAGCTTTAGTTTTAAAACTACTGACAAACAAATAATAAGTGGACCAGCAATGATTCCTAACCAATCTATTTACAGAAGGAGTAAAGATGGTGAAGAATACAATGTTATTTTCTCTAAAGAAACGATTCAAAAAATAGTTGAGAGATATTTCAAGAATCAGTATGTAACTAACTTCAATCTTCAGCATAAGAAAAATATGTTAGCGGATGGAGTTTACTTGATTGAGTCTTTTATTATTGATTCAAGTAGAGGTATTAAGACTCCTGAAGGATTTGAAGATTTACCTGATGGTACTTGGTTTATTAGCTGTAAGGTAGATAATGAAGAGATTTGGAACGATTACATTAAATCAGGGAAGTTCAAAGGATTTTCAGTAGAAGGACTTTTCACAGATAGAAGAGTAGAGATGGTTAGCAACGTTCAAGAAGCTATCGACTTAATAGATAAATTACAATTAAATAAAACAAATATATATACAAATAATATGAGCGATGTAAAAGTGCTTTTAAGCAAATTGAAGGAGATATTCACAGAAGAAGCTCCTATGTCTTTTGAGGAGGCAAAATTAGCCGATGGATTGACCATTATTAAGTGGGAAGGACCATTGGCTGAAGGAACAAGTGTTATGGTAGTAAGTGAGTCAGGAGAAGTTCCTGCACCCGATGGAGAACACGAACTACAAGACGGTAGAAAAATTACAGTTGAAAACGGAAAAGTAATTTCCTTAGAAGTTCCTGAAGTTATGCCAACAGAAGAAGAGCCTTCAGTAGAAGTTGAAATTGAGGCAGAACAAAAAATGGCTGAAGATTACCTTCCAATGATTGAGGCAATGGGTGCTAAAATTATGAAAATGGAAGAGATGTTGGCAGCACTTGAGGCTAAAATAGCTGAAAAGATGGGCGCAACTGAAGAGAAAATGAATACTCAAAAAGATGCTTTCTCTAAATTAGTTGAGATAGTTGAAAAGTTAGCAGATGCACCTTCTGAAGTAGTAGAAGCTAAACCTTTCAATGTAAATTTTCAAGCTGAGAAAGACAACCAGTATAATAAACTAAACGAAATTTTAAACTTTTTAAATAAATAAAAAAATGGCATTTAATGTAACATCTTTAGCCGCTTATACAAAGGCTAACGAAAGAGAACTCTTAACAAAATCATTGTTCTCTGCAAAATCAATCAGCTTGGCAACTAAGATGCCTGGCGTAAAATCAGCAAGTCAAGTAAACGTAATGGACACTGACGCTGTATTTCAATCAGGTACATCTTGCGGTTTCTTAGCTTCAGGAACTACAACTTTTACTAACAGAAGTTTGACCGTTGCTCCTATCAGAGTTCACGAGTCTTTGTGTCCTAAAACTTTGGAGACTACTTACCTTCAGTTAGTATTGCCTTCAGGTTCTAATCCTAAGAGCATTCCATTTGAGCAACAATTCACAGACTTAAAAGCTGGTTTAATTGCACAAAATTTGGAAAGAGCTTTCTGGCAAGGTGACACTGGAAGCGGTGACAATGCTTTAGCTCGTTTTGATGGTTTAATTAAAATCATTACTGCTGTTTCAGGTAGTGCAATCGCTGCTAACTCTTCAGCATTTATGGCAGGTGCGCCTTACTCTGCAACAGGCGGAATTACTGTATCAAATGTAATCGCAATCATTCAAGGTGTATTCAGAGCTATTCCTGCTGCATTGGTAGATAAAACTGATACAATGGTATTTGTAGGTATTGACACTTTCAGAACTTACCAATTAGCTTTAACTAACGCAAATCTTTTCCATTACAACACAGACGCTTCAAGCAGTAACTTTGAAATCACTATTCCAGGTACTAACATTAAAGTAGTTGGTGTAAATGGTTTGAACGGAACTAACAGAATATACGCTATGAGAACTTCAAATATGTTCTTTGGTTGTGACGTGTTAGGAGAGGAAAGCAAGTTCGAGTTATTCTACGCTCAAGAGGCTATGGAAGTTCGCTACATTGCTGAATTCAAAGCAGGTGTACAAATCGCATTCCCAGCTGAAATCGTTTATTTCTTAGGAGCTTAAATAATAATCAAAGAAGGGGATTCGGTTTGAATGTTCAAGCCTTATCCCCTTTTTTATAAACAATAAAAGGAGAAAAAATTATGCCGTGTGCAGTAACAGCAGGATATACACTCGATTGCAAGGATGCAGTCGGTGGATTAAAAAATATCTATTTCGCAAATGGTTTACCTTCAGCAGCTACTATAACAAGTACAACTGCTTCAGGTATTTCTAACGTGAGTGGAGTAAGTTTTTACAAGTACGAATTAATGCCACAAGCAGCAGATTCGTTTACTGAAGAGATTACCTCAGCTCCAGCGAATGGGACAGTTTTCTATACTCAAACAGTAGTAACTAACTTTGCTAAGATGACCCAAGCCGATAGGAATAAGTGGTATACCTTAGCTCAAGCTCGTTTGTTGACTATCATTGAGAAAAAAGATGGTACCTTTTGGTTATTAGGTCAAGTAAATGGCTTAGAAGTTAGTGCAGGTTCGCATACTTCAGGTGCCGCAATGGGTGACTTCAACGGAGTTCAATTAACTTTGACTGGTATGGAGGCTGCTCCAGCTCAAGTCTTGACGAGCGCATCTGCGTTTAGTAAAATTTAGGCTTCAAGATAGGGTTGTTTCATAGTTAGATTAGGCAGTCAGAGATGGCTGCCTTTTCTATTTTATAACTTTTTGTATTTTTTCTATATACATATATGGTCAATTTAACCTATGGCGAGAACGAATTACTACTAACTGGGACAGAAAACATAACTGACCCAAACATAACTACATTAAATCAGGCTTGGTTTGGTATTTATTCGCAAGTAACTAAGCAAACTAAATGGGTTAAGGTAGTTAATCAATCATTATATTTGCCGAGATGCGATAATTTTGAAATGACAATTGTTAACAGCCAAGCAGCAGAAGACTTGTTAGAAGGAATTGTTTATTTAAAAGAAAAAGGATTTTACGAGTATTCTCTATACACAAATACTGGTGGAGAAAGTCCAAGCGAAAACGATACTTTACTTGAAAGAGGCAAGTGTCTTTTAGAGTTCAGCGATGCAACAATAACAACTTATGACCCAAACATTGAAGTAATAGTTTATGACAGACAATAAAAGTAAATTCGTTTTTTATAACGAACCCGTTTCAACTTATACGGTACCAGTTTTTGAGAAAGACAAAAACAAAGATTGGGTTAATTACGGAGAGGATAATTGCTACCCTCAGTACTTAGTAGACTTATTTAATAGGTCAGCTAAACACAATGCAATTTTAACAGCTAAACAGAAATATACATACGGCAGAGGCTTAAAGATAAAGGAAGGTTTAGTAACTGAACAAGCTATCAAAGCTCAATCCTTTTTAGTGCGTCCTAACAACTTTGAAACACTAAGTGATATATTTAACAAGGCTGTTTTAGATAAGAGAATATACGGAGGCTATGCACTACAAATAGTATGGAGTAAACTTACTGGTAAGGTAGCTCAAGTCTATCATATGGACTTCGCAAAAATCCGTTCAAATGTAGATAACACTTCATTTTATTACTCGGATAATTGGGAAGATTATAGACCTAAAGTTACTGAGTACGATGCTTTCAATACCGAAAAAAGAGAAGGAGTTCAAATACTTTATTATCGTGAGTATAGACCTAACTTATCTACCTATCCATTACCTGACTACATAGGTGCGATTCCTTACATAGAAAGTGATGTAGAAGTGGCAAAT